TCAAGCTTTGCCACAAGTCTCGATCTGCTTCCGCGCTTGACGTTCATAGGCATTGGGGAGCGTCGAATCCCAACGGAAGGTAACTACGGTCGGACCGACGCCCTTCATATCGAAGGCGAACATGTTCCGCTTGGCTTGCGAGATCGGCCCGGTCGCGACCAACGTCACCAGCAGCTCGGCGCGCTGCTCGCTCGGCTCGGGCAAGTAAGTGGTCTGATAGTCGTCCACGTAGGCCCGCGTCAGGCAGCTTCCAACCCTATCCCACGAGGCGGCCACCGACATCTCGAAAGCCGGCGGTTGCCCTCTGAGTTCGTCGACCGACGGGCCGCAGCCGGCAACGAGTAAACACAGAATCCAGAACGATTTCTTCAAACCAGACCTCCCGACCAAACAACTTTGCCGATCACGCGGAGCTCGTCGGCGTCGTCGCGCGGCAAGATAATTGGTTCGTAGGAAGGATTGTCGCTTTTTACGAGAAGTGACCCATCCAGACGGAGCTCGACGCGCTTGACGACAGCCTCATTCCCCGCCCCTACGACGTAGATAGCGGATCCGCGGACGCGGTCTTCCGAGATGTCGACCAGCATCACGTCGCCGTCTGAAATCGTCGGCTGCATCGAGTCGCCGAAGGCTTCGATCACCACCAAGTTGGCAGGATTTCGGCGTAATCTCTGGCGAATCCAGTCTTGCCGAAAGGCAAGGAACCCTTGGACTTCCTCGCTCAGTACAGGCTGTCCAAATCCAGCGCCCGCTCGTACCTCGTAACGGGGGATGTAGGCAAAATCGCCTGGAGCCGGCCCACCAAGCATCTCCCCTTCGCCCGTAGCGAGCCACCTTAACGAAACCCCCTTCTCGACAGCCAGACGGGTAACGTCGCTGAAAGACGGCTCCGCACCTTTTGCCCAGTTCTGCAGCGTGACGGGCGATCTACCGATGAAGGAAGCGGCCTCCTTCTGAGTTGAGAAGAGGTCGACGACCGCCTTCAGTCGCGTCGTAAATTTGCCGTCCAGAGGCGCGACAGCAAAGTTCTCTTTGCCTATCGGCCCTGGGACTGCCGGATCCAGTAAGCGGTGAATTCCGCGAGGTTCTGCCCCTTCATTTGCTCGTTTGAGCGCCTTTTGGGGCTTCCGGGTCGATGATCTGGTCATGGTGACAGCGCAGTAATCGTGTTGACAGCAACGTTATCTTTGTGTTCACTGTTTTTGAACACAAGCTAACTTTGTCTTGAACAACGGTTACTTTGCCTTGCCTCCTTCAACGGACATTCCGCGCAACACACACCCGGAAGACCTCAAGGCGGCGATCCGTAAAACGGGCCGGACTATGGAAGGCTTCTCGGTCGAGCTGGGATACACCCCTGCCGCTGTAGGCATTGCTCTTCGTCGTCGATGGCATGACGTGCGTGTCGGCATTGCCAGCCTTCTTGATCGGCCGATCCAAGACATCTGGCCTGAAGACTACCACTCCGACGGCACACCTCGCCTGCACCGACCCAGGAAGACTAGCCGCCGGCTGAGCCGGAGTCGCCGTCAAAAATCGACAGAAGGATTAGCAATATGAGCCGGCTCTTAAACATTCGGCTCAACGAGATCGTCGTCGGCGATCGGCTTCGCAAGGTTGACGCTGACTGGGTTAAGGCGATCGCGACGTCGTTCGAAAAGATCGGTCAACAGCAGCCGATCCTGGTCGCGCGTTCGGGCGACAAGTTCAAATTGGTGGCCGGCGCCCATCGGCTGGCAGCCGCCAAGCTCCTGGAATGGGAAACCGTTCAGGCGCTCGTCGTCGAAGGCACCAACTTGGTCCTGCGCCTCCACGAGATCGACGAAAACCTGCTTCGCCGAGAACTCTCTGAGCTCGATCGAGCTTCGTTCCTTCTTGAGCGCAAGACCGTGTGGGAGGAACTCTACCCGGAAACAGCGCAAGGCAAGGCTGGCGCTGCCGCCCGTTGGATGCAGGGGACAAATTTGTCCTTTGCATCCGACGTCGCAGAAAAACTGCACCTGTCGGTACGCTCGATCAGGCGTGCGATCGCGCGAATGAAGATCGTTCCCGACGTCCGTGAACAGCTCGTTGGCACTTGGATCGCCGACCATGGGGCAGCGCTGGACTCGCTTGCCAGATTGAGCCCTAGCGAACAGCGCAAGGCAGTCAAGCTCATGGTCCGGGACAAGGACCCGGTGAAGTCCGTGAGCGCCGCGCTCGGGAAGAAAGCGGCGAACGATAAGGACCAGGGACTCAACGCCCTGATCGCCCTCTGGAAGAAGACGCCGGTCTCGGTGAAGCGCGCCTTCGTCAAGGCGCACGACGCCGAGATCGCCAAGCTGCTCGACAAGGGCTCACGATGACCATGCGCGCGCGCCCGACGCCCCCTCGTGTTGATCGCAGCGCGCCGCCGGCGACGTCCTCTCGCGTCGCCGGCACTTCTCTCGCGAGCCCCATGAAGCGCCGCGCCATCAAATTATTCGCTAGTGCGGTGGACGCCTATAGTGCGGGCTACGGCGCAAGAACAGCAGCCCATATCCGTCGCGGATTTGCGAAAGCGCGTCCGTCTCATGAGCTGGCGCTCGGTTTCGCGCAGGGCGCAAACGCCTTCTTCGTCGCTGAACGCTACGGCATCGACTTGAGCCTGCCGCGGCCAGCAAACGCGAAGGCAGTAAAACAATGAGCCGCCGCGCCCGCGATCCCTACACCAAGGATCTGTTGAGCTGGGTGCCGCCTGAGCCGATCGTGCGATTTGCCGAAGAGACCGTGCGCGCGGCATCTCTGGACCAAAAGATTTGCAAGGCGATGGCTCTGGCACTCAAGGACTGCCGCCTTGATCGCGCAGTTGTCTCAGAGCGCATGTCGGCATTCCTGGGATCGCCGGTGTCGAAATCGATGCTCGATGCGTACGTGAGCCCGGCACGCGACACCCACCAGATCAGCGTCGTGCGGTTCCTGGCCTTGGTGCACGTCACACAGGACCGCAGGCTTCTCGAACTGCTGGCCGACCTGTTCGGCTGGTGTGTCGTCGACGAGCGCTACGCCGACGCGATCCGAGAAGTCGAGTTGCGCGACAAGCGCGACGAAATCGAGCGGCAGCTGCAGGCCACAAGGATGAACCGGCGCTCGGGGGCGCGCTCATGAACCACTGGCTCACACCAGCAGAGATCGCATTGCTCGCGCTACCGGGCCTGCCGAACACGGAGCGCGGTGTCCGACTGCGCGCTCAACGCGAGCGTTGGGCCGAGCCCGCGCGGCAGTGGCCGCTCGATGAACGTGGCACCTGGCGCCGCCGTCGCGGTCGCGGCGGTGGAATTGAATATAGCCCAATGGTCCTGCCACCAGAGGCGCGACTTCGACTCGAGATGGCGCCGGCAATCGCTGCGATCACGAGAGGGCAAGCTGGGTCTCTAACCCCAGCAGTCGATTGTGACACTATGGCCGTCGTCGATCCTCCTTCGCCGGAACGTGTCGAGCTGTGGCGCGAATTCGAGCGGCAGCCGCAGCATCGGAAGGACGAGGCGAAGAAGCGTGTCGAGCTGCTCCTTACGATCGAGCGGTTGTCCGATAGCGGTACCGCCCGCTGTACGGCGTTCACCCTGGTTGCTGCCGAGTCCGGCGTCGCTGAGCGCACGCTGCGCCTGTGGCGCTCCAAGGTCGACGGCGTCGATCGGGGCGATTGGATGGCCTACCTGGTGCCTCGCCACGTCGGTTCGCGCGGGCGCGAAAAGCCCGTCGAAGGCGATGCCTGGGATTTCATTCGCGCCGATTGGCTACGGGTCGAACAGCCGCCGTTCGAGAGCTGCTGGCGCCGCCTTGAGGGTGTTGCGAAGGCCAAGGGCTGGGAGCTGCCGTCGAAGAAGACGATGGAGCGCCGGCTTCAAGCTCTGCCGCTCAGTGTCAGGGTCGCAGGCCGGCAGGGCATGGATGCACTGAAGAGCCTCTATCCTGCCCAGGAGCGCGACCGCTCGATCTTCCACGCCCTCGAAGCCGTCAACGCAGACGGCCACAAGTGGGACGTCTTCGCACGCTGGCCCGACGGACATATCGGACGCCCGCTTATGGTCGCATTCCAGGATCTCTACAGCGGGAAGATCCTGAGCTGGCGTATCGACCGCTCCGAACATGCCGCCCTTGTGCGGCTGGCCCTGGGCGACGTCGTGTCGACCTATGGCGTGCCCGACCATTGCTGGCTGGATAACGGTCGTGGCTTCGCGGCCAAGTGGCTTACCGGCGGTACACCGACCCGCTATCGCTTCAAGGTCCGTGAGGAGGACGCGGCGGGCCTCCTGACGACGCTCGGAGTACAGGTCCATTGGACGACGCCTTACTCAGGGCAGAGCAAGCCCATCGAGCGCGCCTTCCGCGACTTCTGCTCCGACATCGCCAAGGACCCGCGCTTTGCGGGCGCCTACACGGGCAACACGCCCCTCGCAAAGCCGGAGAACTACGGCAAGACGGCCGTGCCGATCGATACATTCATTGCGGTCGTTTCCGAAGGCATCACTGCACATAACGCCCGGCAGGGCCGCCGCACATCAGTCGCAAATGGCCGCTCCTTCGACGATACCTTCGTCGCCAGCTACCAGACGTCCCCGATTAGGCGCACGACGCCGGCACAGGAGCGTCTCTGGCTGCTCGCGGCCGAGAACATCACGGCACGCCGCGACGGCTCCATCGAGCTACTGGGCAACCGTTTCTGGACTGAGCAGCTCGTCGACCATGCACTGCAGAAGCTGATCGTCCGCTTCGATCCGCAGAACCTGCACGATCAGATTCATGCGTACCGGCTCGACGGCTCCTACCTCTGCAGCGCGCCAGTAATCGAGGCCGTCGGCTTCGCCGACGTAGATGCTGCCCGCAAGCACGCCCACGCGCGCGCCAAGTGGATGCGCAGCCAGAAGGACATGCTCGAAGCCGAGCGCGTGATCGGAATCGACCAGGTCGCCGCGATGCTTCCGACGGTCGACGAGCCAACAGTGCCGGAAACCAAGGTCGTGCGGCCGATCTTCGGCAACACCGCCCTGGCTGTTCAGCCAGTCAACGACACATCGATCGAAGAAGACGAACGCCAACAACTGCCCGGCATTAGGAACTTCCTGAGCCTCGTGCGCGGCGGTCAAGGAAACGGCGCCGACGGGGACTAGCCATCGGCGCCGCAACAGAGCCGGCCGAAGGCCGGTCAACAACAAGCACTAGGAGTGTACATGAGTGAACAAGACACCGGTAGCCCGCTCGACGAAGCCACCATCGATCGCCTGCGCAGCGATGCGCGTAGCGTCATCACCGGCGACAAGCTCAGCCAGAAGTCGGCCGCAGACGAGGCCAACATTCCGGCAGGCACCTTCAATGCCTGGCTGAATGGCACCTATGCCGGTGACAACGCCCGCGTCGCCGCCGATGTGTCCAAGTGGCTGGAGGCTCGACGGACACGCAACCAGATCAAGGCCATTGTCCCCTTGGCGCCATCATTCATCGCGACGAAAACGGCCCAGAATATCGTGGACTTGTTCCAGTACGCCCAAACGCTCCGCGACATGGGTCTGATCATCGGTTCGCCGGGCACAGGGAAGACTTGCGCGATTGAGTACTATCGCGCTGCCCATCCGGCAGTATTCACCGCCACGATGGAGCCGGCGAAATCCAGCACCCATCACTTGCTGATCGAGCTGGCAAGCGTGCTGAAGATTTCCGAGCGAGCTGCTTTGGCGATCTCCGACGCCGTCGTTCGCAGGCTCAAGGATCGCGACGCGTTGCTGATCATCGATGAGGCGCAGCACCTTCAGAGCGGCGCGATCGACCAGCTCCGCACGATCCATGACAAGGCCAAGTGCGGCGTCGTCCTGGTTGGTAACGAGAGCATCATCGGCAAGTTGGGCGACCCGGAGCGCACACCCCAGCTGGCGCAGCTCTACAGCCGCTTCGGCCTGCGGCTCACCATCAACCGCCCGGTCAACGCCGACGTCGATGCCCTGTTGAAGGCGTGGAACGTCGACGACAAGGACGAGAAGGCATTCCTGCGTCTGGTCGCCTCGAAGCCGGGCGGCCTTCGTGCCCTCACCAAGACCATGATCGCCGCGGGCGCCATGTCGGCCGGCCAGGACGAGAAGCGCAGCATCGCGCATCTCCGGGATGCCTGGTCGCGTGTCGGTGCCGGCCCGATCGTGAATAGCTGAGGAGGCCAGCATGGCACGAGGAAAGAAGAAGGGCCCGTGGGCGCGAACCCGCTTCCGAGACGAATGGGAGGTCGCCATCGGCGGCAGCCACACGCAAGTCGCCGTGACGAAGGGCGGTGATGCGAACCTCGTGATCTTCATCGTCAGTGCTGACGAACCCTGCGCTGGAGACCAGAGGCTCGACGAGGCGGAGCAAATCGTCCTCCAGGCTTTGAACAGGGGGCAGTGATGGACGCACGCCTCAGCGACCTTGTCGACGGTGCGCTTCGCTGGCACTCCCAGAACGTACGTCCGTCACCGCAGGATATCGAGCGTTGCTGGCCAGCGCTCGCCGAGCTCCTGCAAGAGATCGGGATCTTCGCCCGCGACCTTGAGCGCACTGCGGAGCTGCATGCCAATGAGCCTGGCCGCCAGGTTGTCGAGCGCGAAGCTGCAGCCCTTCGCCTCTATGGTCGCCTGGTAGACCCGCCGCGAGGTGACAACCTGGTATCGATCCCGGTTCAAGGGATCGGCCGCTTCGTGGTCCTTGAATCGAGGCGGTCGTGAGCGAATCGAGCTCACCGTGTCGGCCCACTTCCGATCGGTCACCAGCGGAGATTGTCGCTGTCGTGACCGATTTGGTTGCCGACAAGTACGGGCAGCGGCCGGCGGACATTCTGGGCCGGCGGCGCAACTCCCTCTACGTCTGGTCCCGCCAAGTCACAGTCACCCTCGCTTCCGAGGCTTTGGGTCAGTCTAACGCGGTTATGGGTGCACTGTTCGGACTCGATCCCACGACCGTCCTGCACAGCATGCGCAAGGTCGTCGCCCGCGAGCAGGACACTCCAAAGGTCGCGGCGGATCTCGCAGATTTGCGCAAGGCACTCCGCGCCCGTGTGCCTGAGCTGCCGGATATCACGGCGCGGGCGGTGGAAGCCCATCGCCATCGCCTTCAGCTCACGGTGAACGCCGAAGAAATCGCTCCCACGGAGCGCGAGCTCGCGTTGCTGTTGCGTTCGCTGAGACATGGCTTGATCGCCGCGCTGCGAACCGACCCAGGTGCAATCATCGCCGGCCTGCGGCGCGCCGTCGACGAGATCAATGACCGGAGGGGCCGGCAATGATGGATCCGGCCATGTCACGCCCATGTTCGCAGTTTCAGATCAATGGCTGCCTCGACCCGCTTCCTACCACGGACCTCTTGGCCCAAGCGCTGTGGCGAGACCACCGGGGCGCCGGCTGCGCGAGCTGGTACGGCGCCCGCGCCTCCAGCCGCGTTGCACCAATGACAGAACTCGGTCGACGTCTGTTCGGCCTCCACCTCTTCATTGCCACGACGAAGGAGTAGATCGAATGCCCGACACGTTGATGCGCCACGCCCACGTTGACATGTCTGCGATTGAGAATGGTGTACGCGACCTTGCAGCCGCGCGGCGCGCGCTGGAGCAGGAGTTGCAGCGTGCCGAGGCGCGGCTTAGCAAGGTCCGCCTTGAAAGCGTCGATCGCCTGAGGAACGCGGTCGAGGCGGTGCGTATACACGAAACCTCGCTGTTGATGCTGGTCGAGCGCGCGGCACCGTTGTTCAGGCGGCCCCAGAGCATCGAAATCGAGGGCGTCCGCGTGGGTTGGCGAAAGGGCAAAGGCCGCCTGGAGCTCCCGCCGAAGGAAGATCTGATCAAAAAGATCGCCGACGTACTCACGGCGGCTCAAAAGAAGACGGTCCTGCAGGTCAAGACTTCGGTGCTGAAGGGAGCGCTGGCGAAGTTGCCCGGCGAGATCCTGAAGAAGCTCGGGGTGAGCGTCACCGGCGCCGGCCAGGAACCCTTCGTCACCTACCCAGCTACCGAAACCGAAAAGCTCGTCGCTTGGTGGCTGAACCCATCGTCGGGTTCCTTGACCGATGCCGAAGACTGAGTCGCGTCCGCGTACTTGCGTTCCAATCCGCTTCCAGGAGTCACCATGAGCGAACAAGTTGTCCCCGACCAGCCAGCACTTCCGGCCGGCACCTACTGGCTCACTGTCATGCTGATTGGCAGTAGCAAGCTCTACGGCCAAACGATGCGCCTGCACTGGCCTCAACCGTTGCAGCCGTCGCAGCTCGGGTTCGTCGCCGGCGCTAACGCCTCCGACCTCGTGCCCGACGATCTAGCTGGCGCTGAACCCGGCATGTGGTGGCTGTTTCAGGCGTCGATGACCGACAGCTGGGGACGATCCGCGCTCGTGACGCAGCAGCTCCCTGTAGACCGGTCGCTAGTTCGCGATGAACTTGCGGGCGAGCTTGGCCGTGTCGCTCCTGAGACAGTCGCCTCGATGGGCGATACTCTGGTGAAGCTGTTGACGTCGTCGGAGCCGCGCAAACCGCTGGACGCCCACTGGCCGTCGTCCACGGCCAGGCATTGAGGCGCACCATGACGGATCCCGCCACACTGCCGCAGAAAGTGCGCGACGCCATCGGCGATCTTTGCGTGATCATCGGTGAAAATGCGACGCTCAAGAACGGCATCTATCGTGCCCGCGCTGCAGCGCTTGCCAAGCGTCTTGCACAGCCAGCCGATATCATCCTGTCGGACGACGAAATCGTCTTGGCAGTCGACATGGCCGAGGCCGTAGCGACGGCCGTCGTCGAAGGGCGGCCGCTCGAAGGGGCTGGGGTGTTGATGCGCGTAACCGAACGCGTCATCACGCCGATCACCGATGCCCTGGGATACCCCGGCGATGTCCGCAGCTGAGCCTGGTGCGGCGGTCGCCGCGGAGCCGAAAGGCTCGCCTCTGTTCGAGAGCATGCCGGTGCTCGGCATGCTGCTCGCCTTCGACATGCGGTGGCGCCTATTCCGAGGGGCGCACCGACGCAACGACGAGATCACGGAGCTGCATGAGCTCTATCGCGATCTGTCGGCCGAGATCCATCGGCTCGGTCTGGTGGAGCAGTTCACCGGCCGGCTTGGCTTCAAGGGCGATGCCAAGGATGCCTTTGCGCGATGCCTGGAGCTTGCCCGCGGCGCTGGCCTGCAGTGGCCAGACATCGTGGAGATCGTCAATCGCGCAGGAGAGGCAGGGCAATGAGTGCACGTCGAAAGCCGATGCCGCGACTTCCAGGTGCTGCCGATCCGCGCAAGCGGCTGCTGGCGAAGGTACATGCGATGGCGAAGGAGCTGGCGCTCAGTGACGACAGCTACCGTGATGTGCTGAGCCGAATCGCCGGCCAGCGCTCGGCGGCGCTTTGCTCGGACGAGCAGCTCTACCAGGTCGTTCAGGAGTTCACGCGGCTTGGCGCCGGCAAGAAGCGCAGCGGCCGGCCCATCGCCGATTCGCCGATGGCGCTGCGGTGTCGCGCCTTGTGGATCACGCTTTGGAACCTGGACGAACTCGACAACGGGTCCGAGCATGCGCTCGCGTCCTTCGTCCGCCGCCAGACGGGGCGCGAGGACATGCGCTTCTGCACTGCCGAGCAGCTGTCTGACGTGATCGAGGCGCTGAAGGACATGTGCAGCCGCGCCGGCATCGACATGTCACGAGGCGCCAGCGTCCTGATCCCGAAGCGGAACCTGGTGCGCGAGCAATGGGCCCGTCTGCATGCGAGCGGATGGGCGCGGATCGGTGGCGACTCCGGGCTGGCGAGCTTCGCGCATTCGACCTGGTGCACGCCGAACGCCCGCACCGTCGAGCAGATGGAAGCGGCGCATCTGGACAAGCTCGCCTCAAAGCTCGGTCAGCTCGTGCGCAGCGGGAAGCTCGGCCGCCGTCGCGACCAGGTCGACGCCTGCTAATCATGCCAAAGGCTGATCTCGATCCCCGCATCGCATTTTTGCCTGGCCAGCTCCGGCCGGTGGCGGAGCTGTGCGGCTTCGACGAGGTGGAGACCTTGATCGAGCACTTCGGCGGCATGCGCGTCTATGTGCCCAGCGTGGTCGTATCGGCGGCGATCGCCCGGAAGTGCGGCGCTGGCGTCGCTGGGGCGCTCCGCCAGTGCTACGGCGGCGACTATGTCGTCGTCCCGCTCGCCCGTACCCTTGCAAAGGCCCGCAAGCACGACGCCATCCGGCGCGACACCCGTCCGGCCTCCGTGATCGCGCGCGAATGGCGCATGAGCGTCAACTCCGTGTATCGTATTCGCGGCCAGGCCGAAGCCGTTGCGACGCCCACGGCACCAGTGCCGCGGCGGACTAGGCCGGATCTTGGCATCATGGACATTGAGGAAGTGATCGCCCGTCAGGCTCGTAAAGCCTAATCTCGCAACACCCCGTGTTGGCATGATCGCGGCGGCAGAGTGATCATAGTTTCCCAGGCATCCCCAGGAGGATGCAATGGGCGCAGATCACTCGCAGTTTCTACTCTCTGACAAAGTCGAAGCCCTGATCACGCGCTTGATCGAGCGCGAAAAGGGCTACGTCGATCATCCGGCCGACAATGGCGGCCCGACGAATTACGGCATCACGCTCGCCGCCCTTGCCGAGTGGCGTCGTGCGCCTGTCACCGCCTTTCAGGTGAAGACGCTGTCAGAAGCCGAAGCGCGGTTGATCTATCGTGACCGCTACTTCTTCAAGCCGGGATTCGACGCAATCGCAGACCCTGAGTTTCAGGAGTTCCTGTTCGACTTCGCGGTCAATTCCGGGCCAGGCGCGGCGATCATCGCCTTGCAGACGGCGTTGAAGCAAATGGGCCTCTACTCCGACAAGATTGACGGTGGCCTCGGACCCAACACGCGGCGAGCCATTGCGGCCTGCAACAACATTCCGCAGCTCTACTACATGACGAAGTGCGAGCGGTACGAGCTGCTCCTTCGCTTCATCGGTCGTGACGCGCGCCAGGCAGTCTTTGCTGCGGGTTGGGCAAACCGGCTGGACGAGCTCCAGGACGCCTGATGTTCAAGGTCTTCCTCAAGGAGATCTTCGTCGGCGACGCCAATTGGGCATGGCGCCGGCGCGTCGCCTTGAGCAGCGCGGCCGTCATGCTGGCAGGAATCCTGAACTCGATCTTCTGGGACAAGGATCTCGCGCACGCAACTATGATCATGTCGAACTGCATGACCGGTCTGACCCTGGTGTTCACGGTCTACGTCGGCGGTGCGATCGTCGACGATCAGTACAAGCGCAAGACCGACCCGTCGGGACGCGAGAGCAAGCCATGACAGCCGTCACCGCCGCCTTCGCCTTCGTTCGCGCCAACTGGACTTGGCTGTTGCCGGTTATCTGCGTGGGGCTCGCCTTGACCTGGGCGGCGATCGAGCGCGACGGCCGCCAGCGCTGCGAACTCGCCTGGGCGCGCGAACGCGATGCCCAGCAAAAGGCGATCCTGGCCCAAAAGGAACGGGACCGGATCCTCGGTGCGCAGATCCAGGCCGAGCTCGCCGACCAGAACGCCCGCATCGATCGAACTGCCACCAAACACTCGGAGCGCATCCGCTATGTCGAGGTCACTACGAATTGCGAGCGCGCTCCTGCTATGCGCGCTGCTGACGATGGGCTGCTCGACCTCGGCTTTTCCCGTGAAGCGGGACCCGCCGCCGGCAGAATTCCTGGTCAAGCCGGAGGAGCCGCGACTCGCCCCTGCCGGCGCGGACGACGTAGCCAAGGCAGAGGAGCGACTTCGCTTCGGCGTGGCCTATCGCAAGCTGGAGCGGAAGTTCGACGGCTTAGTGTGTTGGGTGCTGGAGCGGCCTCCACCTTGCGGAGTTTCAGCACCGGAGAGCAGCGCAACCAGGTTGCCGGAGTAGCGTAAATGGATTGGGAACTTGCTCTCAAGGTTGGCCAAGGTGTCCTCGTGGTGGTGCAGGCCGGCGTAGTTGTCGTCATGTGGGCAGCGGCCAAGCACTTCGCGACGAAGGACGAGCTCGCCAAGGCGACAGCGCTTGGCAACGATGCTCACCATCGCCTGGATCTGCTGGAACAGCGCATGACGCAAATGCCCACGCACGACGATATCGGTGTGTTGGGTGAACGCATCGGCAGTCTCGACCAGGCAACCGCGCGTCTCTCAGAACAAGTGAAGGGGCTCGATCGGACGACAGCATCCATTGACGGCGCAGTCGAACGGATCGAACAGCATCTCCTAGACATGAAGAGGGCCGCATGAGCACTCCAGATTACGCGCGCGTTCTGCGGCGAACCCGCCGGCGGGCCATCTTGGAGATCCTGGCGGAAGCCGACGAGAACGCTGCCAGCGAAATCATGCTGGAGCCGGTCCTTGCCGCACGCCGGGTCTATGGCAGCGATCGCGATGCCATTCGCACCGAGATTGCCTGGCTGGGTGATCAGGGCCTGGTGAAGGTCGAAGACATCGGCGGTGTCCTCTTCTGCACACTCCTGGCTGGTGGTGCTTCGATTGCCGCCGGCCGTCGCGTCCACCCGGACGTGGAGAAGCGCCCTCTCAATCGCGAGGCGTGACGTGAACGACGACGGCACTCCTGACGACGACAACGTAGTCGAGCTGAAACCGGGCCAACGGAAGCGCAAGCGGCTGAGCACTATCGACGTGCTCCCGGCCGATATCCGCCGTGAGCTCGACGCGGCGATCGAGGAAGGCCGGCTGTCGGTCGATGACCTTTGGGCGCTGGTGCACAACAAGGGTGGCGACGTCAGCCGATCGGCGGTCGGCAGATACAAGGTCCGCGAAGAGCGTGCCCTTGCCGTGTTCCGTCAGTCCCAGGAGATGGCGAAGTACTTCGCCCAGGAACGCGAGCGTGATCCGCACGGGCCGGTATCGCAGCTCAATAACGAGCTGCTGAAGTCGACGCTCTTCCAGCGCCTCATGAGCTTGTCGCCGAAGGACGCGGAGAAGGCAAGCCCCAAGGACCTGTCATTGCTCGCGTCTGCCGTTCAGCGCGCCGCCAGCACCGACAAGATCACCACCGAGCGCGAGATCCTCATTGCCAAACGGGCTGTTGAGAAAGAGCGGCGCAAGCAAGAATCGGCTCTCACGCAAGCAGAGAAGAAGGGCGAGATCGACCCAACGCTGGCGCAACGCGCTCGCGAGATCATGTTCGGCAGGTAAGAGCATGGCGATGCCATTCAAGCCCGTCATCGAATGGCTGCCCTATCAGCGAGCCTACAAGGAGGACAAGGCGCGGTTCAAAGCGGCGCATTGGTCGCGCCAAGCCGGCAAGAGCTTAACGAACGCCGGTGAAGCCTTCGACGACTGCCTAGAATTCATGATCCAGCGGAAGCGGACACGCTGGGTCATCCTCAGTCGCGGTGAGCGGCAATCCAAGGAGGTCATGGACGAGGCTCTAAAGCCAATGAGCCGAGCCTACTGGGAGATCTACAACGAACTGCGGTCCGGTTATGACGCGCCGACGGTGGAGGAAGGCGTATTTCGTGTTCCCCGGTCCCAGTCGGATCGAATCGACAACGACTACAAGACGCTGGAGATGATCTTCCCTCACGGCGGCCGCATCACCGCCGTGCCGGCAAATCCCGATACCGCGCGAGGCTTCAGCGCAAATCTGCTGTTGGATGAGTTCGCACTTCATGCCGACAGTGAGAGGATCTGGGCGGCCTGCTTTCCGATCGTGTCTCGTGCCGGGCTCAAGCTGCGCGTAGCGTCGACCGGCAACGGCAAGAAAAACATGTTCTACAAGATCATGACGAACGGCGATCCAATCTGGTCCCGGCACGTCATCGACATTCATCGTGCCGTTAGGGAAGGGCTGGATCGCAATGTCGAAGAGCTGCGACGGGGCCTCAACGACGAGGAAGTCTGGCGCCAGGAGTATGAGTGCGCCTGGCTGGACGATATGGGCGCGCTGTTGCTCATGGACGACATCTTGGCTTGCGAGTCGGAGGGCGCTGGCGATCCGTCGCAGTATCAGGGTGGCCTTGTCTACCTAGGCAACGATATTGCGGCGCGCGGCGATCTCTGGGTCCTGGTGGCACTCGAAGAAGTTGGCGATGTGCTGGTCACACGCGAGCTGGTGGTGAAGAGGAACATCTCCTTCGCGGAGCAGGACGCCATCATGGCGGACTTCTTCAATCGATACCGCGTTGTCCGACTAGCGATGGACCAAACGAGCATGGGAGAGAAGCCTGCCGAGGATGCCAAGCGACGGTACGGGGCGAGTCGCGTGGACGGCGTGTTGTTCAGCACGGGTAGCAAGCTTCGGATTGCTACTTTCCTGCAGCAGCGAACGCAGAACAGGCACATCCGATACCCAATGGGCGATTCGCTGCTCCGCGCGGATCTGACGAAGGTCAAGCGCGTGCAGGGACCGACCGGAGGCGTCCGGCTTGTCGCGGAGAGCGATCAGACTGGCCATGCGGATCGCTTCTGGGCTTTCGCACTCGCTGCGTCGGCCGCGGCCGGTCAGGGATGGGACGCTGGCTACACGCCCGTGAACACTCATGGCCGTGACCGCTACATCGGCGCTGCCGTGGACCGTCGATTCACCAACACACCCGATTCCAGCGAAGATGACGTGCAGGAGTTCCTGGCCGGCCTTCGCCGCGGCAAGTATCACTGAGGCGCAACATGGCTTCCCGTCAATCGAGCATCGTCGATTCGTCCGGCCGTCCCTTCGTCATCGAAACCTTCGATCGGGAGATCGCCGGACCAACCGTCACTGGCGTACGCCGCCATCCCGACAGCGACGTTATGCGCGGTATCACACCTCAGCGTATGGCTTCGATCCTGATCGACGCCAAGACCGGCTCGCCCGAGCGGTATTGGGAGCTGGCCGAGGAGATGGAGGAGCGCGACCCGCACTATACGTCTGTGCTCGGCACCCGCAAACGCGCCGTCGCGCAGCTCGCCGTCAAGGTCGAAGCGTCATCTGCCAGCAAGCGCGACGTCGAGATCGCCGACACCTTGCGGAAGTGGACTCGCCGGAAGCGTCTGCAGCCGGAGCTCTTCGATATGCTGGATGCCGTTGGTAAGGGCATCAGCTGTTGCGAGATTGTATGGGGTCGCGGTCCCGACTTGTGGATGCCGGCTCGTCTCGTACACCGGCCAATGACATGGTTCGTGTTTGACCAGCTCGAAAAGGAAACGCCGCGGCTTCGCACCGACACGGCCCCCTTGGGCGAAGAGCTGATGCCAGGAAAATGGCTGGTGCATAGGCATCCTGCCAAGACCGGCCTCAGCGTACGTAGTGGCATCGCCTTCATCGTCGCCTGGACGGTTATGTTCACCCGCTTCAGCGAGTCCGATTGGATTGCCTTCGCTGACACCTATGGCCAGCCCTTCAGGCTGGGCAAGTATCCGCCTGGAACCGATGGCGCGGCAATCCGTACGTTGATGCACGCTGTGTCGATGATGGGCGCCGACGCCGCGGCCGTCGTGCCGGACAGCATGTCGATGGAGATCGTCCAGGCGGCCAAGAGCGATGGCGCCATGTTCGCCACGCTGGCCAGCTACTTCAATCGGATGAAGTCCAAGCTGGTGCTGGGCCAGGAGACGACCACCGAGGCGATCGCCGGTGGCCACGCCGTCAGCAAGGAGCAGAACGAGGTCCGGGGCGACATTCGGGACTCCGACGCCGTCCTGGTGGCGTGCACGCTCCAGGAGCAGCTGGTCGACGTGTGGACCCGGATCAACTACGGCCCGGACATTGACCCGCCGATCATCTCGCTCGACTTCGAGGAGAATGAGGACGTCAAGGCGACGCTGGACGGTGCCTTTGGCATCGCCGATCGCGGCGGCAAGGTTTCGGTGAAGCAGCTGCGTGACAAGCTTGGCCTGATCGAGCCGGCTGAAGGCGACGAGCTGCTCGGCCGGTCCGGCATAGCTGAACCGGATGCGGAGCCGGCAGATCGCGTGCCGGGTTCGCTGCGATCACGGCTGGCAGCGACCAACGCCACGCGACAGCAGATCGCTCTGGCGGCCAACGCGGCGGCGACCGCCCAGCGCGAAGCGGCTGTCCAGGATGAGCTGCTCGCCGCGCTCGAGGAGGCCGGGCAGCCGATGGTGGATGGCTGGCTCGAACAGATCCGCGTCGCCGTCAACGAGGCGACCTCACTAGAAGATTTGGCCGTCAGGTTGCTTGAGCTCTATCCGAAACTCGAAACTGCCAACCTGGCGGCAGTGATTGGCCAGGCGATGAGCTTGTCTAACGTGAGTGGACAGGATCTTGATGCATAACCGCCGCGGTCTCACGGAGTCAGAGCGAGATCTGTTCGAAATGCTCCACGACCGGCTGGCCGTGGCGCGCGATCGTGTGAACGTCGCGCTGCGCGAGAACACTGTCGATCATGCCTTGCCCTGTTTGCAAGACGTAGAGCGAGTCTATCAAGGTGCAGTCGTGCTGAGGGCGTTGCTGCGTGACCCGATGGGGCTGAATGCCACTTGATATCCAACCCGGCGGCGTGCCCTTCGAAGAGGCCGCGCGCTTCTTCCGCGACAAGGTCCGCCTTCCAACTCGGCGATGGACGGACATCCGTGAGGGCATGCACGCCCGCGCCTTCGTCGTTGCTGGCGCGCAGAAAGATGACCTGTTGAAAGATCTGCAGGCTTCGATCCAGAAGGCGATCGACAATGGCACCGGCCTGCCTCAGTTCCAGAAGGACTTTGCTGAAATCACGGCGCGTCACGGCTGGACGAACTACACGGGCTCCGAAACGAGGAAGGGCCGTGCCTGGCGCACACGCACAATCTTCGAGACGAACCTCTCGATGGCGCGCGCGGCCGGCCGATGGGAGCAGATCCAACGCCAGAAGAAGCAGCGGCCGTGGCTCCGCTATGTCGCGATCCTCGACAACCACGTGCGGCCGGATCATCGGCGATGGCACGGGACGGTGCTGCCCGTGGATCACGAATGGTGGAAGACGCACTTTCCGCCGTGTGGTTGGGGCTGCCGTTGTACGGTGATGAGTCTGTCGGACCGACAGATGCGAGACTTCGGCTATGAGCCATCCAAGGCGCCACCACCTTTCGATCCTGTCCGACGGCGGGATCCATGGGGGTCGGGACATCTCGTGCTCGATCGCGGTATCGATCCTGGCTTCAATTACAATGTCGGCGAGGCGCATGTCGGCCTGGAGCGGAGCATTCCCGAGGGCTGGGACCAGACGCAGTCGAACTGGAAGCCGCTCGAAGGTGCCGCTTATCGCGTGTTCGCACCGGCCGACTATGGTGACAAGGAGCCACTGACGCCGCGGCCAATGCCCAAGCTCGCGCCGCCGGCGCGCGACAAGGCCGAGATGGTTGAAGCCGTGAAGAAAGCCATTGGCGCCGATCGCGTGACCCTGACGACGCCGGACGGCGCGCCGGTCGCCGTCGATGCGGAGGTCCTGGGCGGCCATCTGCCGCCGCGGCGCGCGATCTGGCTGCCCGTGCTGCGTGACCTAGTGGAGACCCCTCAGGAGGCCTGGCTGATCTTTGAGCGCAACGAACTCACTGGCCAGGTGGCACTGCGTCGTCGTCACATCGCTGTTTACGACGACCCGCGCGAGGATCGCCGCCTACTGATGATCTTCCAGGTGCTGCGCGGCGTCTTCGAGGCCTGGACGTTCATTCCCGTCGATCGAGAAGGCTACCTGGAGCGCCGCCGTGCCGGCTTCAGGATTTGGCCGCCGGGTCGGATAATTCGCTAAGGGGCGAGACGTGGCCAAACCAGTAGACTGCCTCTGAGTATTTGAGGCGTTCGAGAGCACGCGTCGCTCGGTCGCTCCATGCTTCGATCGTTTTGGCCTTCACAACCTTGCCCTTGGTATCGCCGGGCTTCACGACAAAAGCCTCCGAGAAAGAACTCTGGTCCACGTATCCATGGGCCAGGGTGTTTCTCATCTCGGCGATGTCGCGGAGCTCGCCAATCGGCGCGCCGCTCAGCTTTAGGAGGTCCACGCCGCCGAAGGCATCCAGCAAGTCGACCTTTGAGGCGAAGTTCCTGCCAATGTTCTTTGGCAGTGGTCGCTTGATGACCTGGTACGCGTAGCCCACCAGCTTCGTCACCAGGTCGTCGAGCTCATTGAAGGTGACGATGAATTCACCGAGAGCGGCTTGGTAGTTCAGCCGAACACTCGGATCAGCGAACGGCTCGTCGTCTGGATAGAAGTCCGATTCCTCAACGTACATCGAACAGGTGCTCCGAATCATTCCGGCCTTCGTTTCCGGAGTCTTGGTTCCTCGCCATGGTCACCCCCAAAGCGACGGGCCCGGAGACCACCCGAGCCCTTACCCGGCGGGGGAATACAGCCGTGGCCGGCCACCCTCGCCATCGTCGCGGCCAGTCTAGGCTGGCCCGGATGGTTTCGGAAGGGTCGGAGGAGACGGGCCAAAACCCGGTTAGAGCGCCCTGGGACGCCCGAACCCCCATGCCGGCCGCCGGAACAGGCGCTTACGGCAATTATTCTGAATTAAACGGGCCTTCAGCCGGGACCGATGACCCGGCCTGGCGCCCGAGGGGTGCCGAAGGCGACTTTTGGCCAGATCGAGGTGGGGCGGAAAGTCCATCCGCCCAACCCGCGTTAGCCTGATCCGGGTGCCGGGGCGGCCATAGGGTCGCCCACGATGACGACCGAAAGCAACCTGATTCCTGCAGCGACCGCCGACCGGGCCGCCAGCACTGCGTACTTGGTGCTGGCGGCCAACGTGGCCATCGCGCTCAACCGCGCAGAGGACGAGCTGCCGGCGGGTTCCGAGTTGGCGGTGTGCTTCACCGCCATCGGGATTGCTCAGGGCCAGGAGCTGCCGGCCGAGCTCGAACTGATCCCCGCCGGCACGTTCACCGGCCGCGACGGCCGCACCTGGACCAACGACCAGCCCGATCTGGTCATCGCCCTGTCCGAAAAGCTGCGGCTGCCGGTGGGCTACTGCGTCGACGCCGACCACCAGCTGAACTACGCGGCAAACGACCAGGTCGGTGGCGAAGCGCCGGCATATGGCTGGATTGCCAGCCTTGAAAACCGGAATGGCGCCATCTGGGGCAAGGTCGAATGGACCGAGCTCGGCGCTAATGCCGTGAAGGGCAAGGTCTATCGCGGCCTCTCGCCGGTCTTTGCCTTCGACAAGGAGACGGGGCGCGTCCTCGCCTTCATGTCGGCCTCTCTCACCAACAAGCCCAACCTGACGCTGACGGCCTTCAATTCCCGTCAGCGCAATCCTGCTCAACCGGAGAAGTCCAACATGAAGAAGATTGCGGAGCTGCTCGGCCTGGCCGCCGACGCCACCGACGAACAGGTCCAGGCCGCCCTCAATGCGGTGCTCGGGCTGCTGGGCGCCCTGGCGGGCGCGATCGGCGTCGACGTGAAGGCCGCCATGGCGCTCAACGCCGAACAGCTCACCACTGCGCTGACGAAGAAGTTCGGCGGCGCCAGCGACGTCCTGGTCGCGCTCTGCACGAAGGCCGGGGTGAAAGTCGATGCAACGGCCGAGTCCATCCTGGTCGCGCTGCAGTCCCAGATCTCGGATCCGACCAAGTTCGTGCCGATGGAGGCGCATCTCGCGCTGAAGACCGAGCTCGACAAGCTCCAGGGCTCCAAGCCAGTCGAGCTCGTCGAATGGGCCTTGCAGCACGGGAAGCTCTACCCCTCGCAAAAGGATTGGGGGCTGGCCTACGCCGCAAAGGACCTCGAAGGCTTCAAGAAGTACATCGGCGTCACGCCCGAGCTCCTGGGCTCGATCACGCCTCCGTCGAGCCAGCGCGGCGACGCGGATCGGCACGGCCTGACCGACGGTCAGCTCGCCATCTGCTCGAACCTCGGGCTCGATCCCAAGGCCTACGCCGCGACATTGAAGTCGCAGGCGACCGCCTAACTCACCACCACACCATCACCATCAGGAGCATCAGGCATGACTGCCGCCACTGCCGATCGTGACACCCCGAAGCGTCGTGGGGGCCAGCGAGCTTTCCCCGTCGCCGCCAGCAAGGCCTGCTACGCCGGCTGCATCGCCGTGCTGAGCGCGGGCCGCCTGCAGCCGATGACGACGGCGACCAGCCTCAAAGCCGTCGGCGTCTTCGCCCAGGGCTCCATTAACGCCGCCCAAGACACGCTGGTGAAGACCGAGCGCGATGGCTGGTACCGCTTCGCCAACTCCACGGCCGGCGACGCGATCGCGCTCTCGGACGTCGGCGCCGACTGTTACGGCGTCGACGACACCACCGTCGCCAAGACGGACGGCACGGGCACGCGGTCGGTGGCCGGCGTGATCCGCGACGTCGACGCGGTCGGCGTCTGGATCGAGTTCAAGAACTAGGCCCCATCGCGGGCAAGGAGCCGAGACAACACATGATCATCAATCGCGCGAACCTGCAGGAGCTCTACACGGGCTTCAACACGTCTTTCCGCTCTGGTCTGCAGGCCAGTGTTCCGAAGCAGCGCGGCGTGTTCTGCTACGACACACCGATTACCAGCGGCAGCAAGTCCATCTATCCCTGGGTTAGCCAGCTGCCGCGGGTTCGCGAGTGGATCGGCGAGCGCCAGGCACGGCGCCTGTCGGGCCTCAAGCTGGAGATCACAAACAAGCCGTTCGAATCCACCGTTCGCGTCGATCGTGACGATATCGAGGACGATGAGTACGGCTCCTACGCTCCGGCGTTCCTGGGCATGGGACAGGAAGGCACGCGCTGGAAGGATGAGTTCGTATTCGGCGCCCTGAATGCCGCCTTCAGCACGGTCTGTTGGGATGGCCAGTACGCGTGCGATACCGATCATCCGGTCTTCGATGAGAATGGCGTCCAGATCTCGGTGTCCAACAGCCAGGGCGGCAGCAGTGCGCCGTGGTTTATGGTTGATCATTCGCGCGGCGTCTTCCAGCCGATGATCTTCCAGACGCGTCGGGACTTCTCCCTGGTCGCACTCGATCGCGAGACGGATCCGAACGTCTTCAATCAACGCGAATTCGTCTACGGTATGGACGGCCGCTTCAACGTGGCCTTCGCCTTCTGGTGGCTGATCTACGGCTCGAAGCAGACGCTCGACGCCACCAACTTCAACTCGGCCTATGCCGCCATGCTGGGCATGGTGACCGACGGCAACAAGAAGCTGGGCGTCCTGCCGACGCACCTGGTGTGCGGCCCGAGCAATCGCGCTGCTGCGAAGACGGTGCTGGCCGAGCGTCTCGCCGGTGGTGCCGACAACCCCAACTTCAAGGCCGTCGAGCTGGTCGTCTCGCCGTACCTGACCTAGGCGCTTGCGCAAGCGAGCGGGCAGCGGGCGACAGGGGCTGTAACCAGCCCCAACAGCCCACTCAGCACAGAAAAGACACTGAAGTCACCAGGAGGGCCGAATGGCCAAGGACAAGAGCAACGAGAAGTTCGAAAGCGCGCTGCGCGTCACCTCGACGATCGCCGGCTTTCGCCGCGGCGGCATCGGTCATCCGGCGGCCGAGGTTACGCATCCGCCTGGCACGTTCACGCAAGAGCAGGCCGAGCAGATCCTGGGCGAGCCCGCCCTGGTCGCGAAGGCGCTGACCGAAGCCGAATGGAAGGCCCATCAGGGCGCCGAGAAGAAGTCGGGCAAGGGCACCGCGGATCCGAGCGGCCAGGCCGCCACGTAGGCATCGATATTCCTGAGGAGCGGCCGCAGGCGCGTTCCTGGGAGGCGGCGGACGTCGCCTCCCGCCTCGCAAGCCTCGCCGCCCGGCGGTGCTTCCGAGGCGTCCACCCGAACCGATCGACGAAGTCTAGCCACCCAACATGTCTGCCTACTGCACCCAGGAGAACCTACTCGTTCGCTTCGGCTCGGCCGAGCTGCTTGGCATTGCCGATCGCGATGGCGACGGCGTGGTCGACGCAGACGTGGTGACGTCGGCGATCGAGACAGCTTCGTCGATCATCGACAGTTACATCGGCACGCGCTACGCGCTACCGCTGGTGACGGTGCCCGCGACGCTGAAGGCGATCTGCGAGGATCTCGCCCGGCATGCGCTCTACACCGTCGAGCCGATGAAGATCGTCACGGACAATCGCGACGCCGCAATCGCTCGCCTGAAGGATATCTCGCGGGGCATTGCCAGCCTCGACGTGCCGACACCGCCGCCGGCGTCGTTTTCCGACTCCGGAATCCAGATCATGGTCGACGGTCTCGATCGCAGCACCTCGCGCGCCGAATTGAGGAAGCTCTGATGGCTGGCTTCACCATGCGCTTCGTGCTCGACGACGCCGAGCTGATGGCTCAGGTCGACGGCCTCATTGCGCGCGGCGGCGATCTCAGCGAGCCGCTCGACGATATCGGTCAGGACATGGTGTCGATCACCATCCGGGCCTTCGAAGATAGTCGGTCGCCGGAAGGCGTCGCTTGGCAGCCATCAGCCGCCGCTGTCGCCGAAGGCCGCAAGACCCTGATCGACCGCGGCCAGCGCGGCGGTCTGATGGGCTCGCAGTCCTACGTCGTGGGCCCGCGTGGCGTTACCTACGGTACCAACATCGTCTATGCCGCGATCCACCAGTCCGGCGGTTCGATCTCCCATGCTGGGCGGCAAGGCACTTCGGACGCCGGCACCGGCTTCGGCCAGACGCTTGCCGAGGCGATCATCACATTCCCGGCACGGCCGTTCATCGGTCGATCGGACGCCGATCAAGCGCGCTGGGCCGATACTCTGGCCGAATACCTCGCCGGCAGCACTGTTGGTGGTGCCGCATGATCGACGCCATCATTGGCCGTCTGCAAAACCACTGCCCGACCCTCAAGACGGTTCAAGGCGCGGTCGATCTGGCGGGACTCATGGAACACCAGTTCGCCGTCCCGTTCGAGAAGCGCCCGGCCGCCTATCCGATGTTTGCCGGCGACCAGGTCGGCCGGAACGAGGCCGCGGCGTACCAGGTCGTTCAGACCGTCACGGAGCAGGCCGTCATCACGCTCTGCGTCGGCGACGGAAGCACGGGCGGCAGCCAGGCCGGCAAGGACGCGATCGTGACAGTGCGCGACGCTGTCCGCGATTGCCTCATGGGCTGGGTGCCCGAGGCCGAGCGCGGCGCGCTGCACTACCGCGGCACGCAGATGCTCGCAATGCGTCCGCGCACGATCTGGTTCCAGGTCTCTTTCAGCCGCCAGTACGGCGTCAGCGCCGTTTGAGGAGCTCGCATGGCCAAGAACAATCCGACGCCACCCAAGCCGTCACCGGATCAGGCACCGCCCGAGCCGGTGTACGCGCCGCCGACCAAAGGTGGTGCCTATGAGCGCCTGCCGGGTGGCGCTCTGCGCGAGATGACGCCGCCGCCGGCCGCGCCGGCAGAGCCCGCTACCGAGGAGAAGTGAGCATGATTCGCGCTGAGCGCATGGTCGCACTGGCCACCACTGAAATCGCTTACGGCACCGACCCAACGCCGGCCGCGGCCGTCCTGCTCCGGGAAATCGAGATCAACGACGTCGAGGGCGATCTGGTCGAGGTCGACGCCATCAGGTCCGGCATGGGCGGACGCGCCAAGGCGCTGCACGGCCGGCACGTCAGCATCAAGGGCAAGATCTTCCTGGGTGGCTCGGGCGCGGCGGGCACGGCGCCGGCCTGGGATTGGCTCGCGCGCTGCACAGCGCACGCTGCTGTCGTTACGGCCGCCACGAAGGTCGAATACACGCCGATCGACTTCGGTCACGAGTCGGCGGCGATATACTTCAACGTCGAAGGCAATCGCACGAAGATCCTGGGTATCCGCGGAAGCCTGACCTTCCGATGGACAGTCGGGCAGTTCCCCGAAGCCGAGTTCGACCTTCTGGGGCTGTTCGATGCCAACGTCGCGGCGGCGTTTCCCACGGTCAATACGACCGCCTGGAAGATTCCGCCTCTGTTCGGCAAGGATACCGTGCCGAGCTGCAAGATCGGCGGCGTCGACGAGGTTCTGCAGGCGATCGAGCTCAAGAACGGCGTCGCGCGCGAATACAGCGAGCTTATCAATCGTCGCGAGATCGATATCACCGATCGCCGCCCGTCAGTCGACGCGACCATTCTCGCGCCCAACTTCTCCGACCGCATCTACCAGGACGCGATCGGCAAGCCTGGCGTCTACAGGACGCTGGCGATGACCCACGGCGCGACTGCCGGCGCCATCATCAAGCTCGATGTCACGCAGTGGCAGATGCAATCCCTGAAGCCCACGAGGATCTCCGACAAGGCCGGCATCCAGCTCGGCGGCGAGATCCTGCCGGGTTCCGCCATCCCCGACTACAAAATCACCGCGCAATAGAGGCAACGATGAAGTTCAAGTTCGAAGCGATCAGCACCTTCAAGACGGACGTCGAAGTTACGTTGCCCAACGGCGAGCAACAGACTTTCACCGGCGCCTTCACATACCTCGATGACGAAGCCAACGAAGAGGCGGTGAAGGCTTCCAATGCCGAGTTGCTGCGGAAGGTCTGGATTGGCTGGGATGGAATTGTCGACGCCGACGACAAGCCGCTGGCTTTCAGTGCGGAGCAGCGCGATCTGCTCCTGCGTCACCTCTACATCCACAACGCCGTCGTATCCGCCTACGTCCAGGCCCGCGCGGGATTGCGCGCAAAAAACTGAGACAGGCGGCGCGGGCCTGGGTGAAGGACTCGAGCCCCGCGGCGCCCGATCAGGTGAGTGAAGATTTGCGGGTGCTCTTGGCCCCGCCCGAAACGATCCAGGAATGGCAGACACAGCTCAATCAGCAGGAAGAGGACTCCAGCATGACGCTGCCGGCCGACTGCCGACCGGCGGTGCAGGCGTTCCTGGCATGCGCCACGCAATGGAACCGACTGCTGGCGGGCGATCGGCTGCTCGCGACCGGGCTCAACTATGCCGGCGTGCGCGAAGCGCTGCGGTTCTTGCGTATTCGCGTCACGCCCGAGCTCTTCCGCGACCTGCAGCTGATGGAAGGTGCGGCCCTGGAAGCCATGACGGAAGGCCGGTGACCTGATGTCCGCCGCTGCCTTCCGCGTCCAGGGCGAGCTCGTCCTCGAATCCGATGGCTTCGTCGGCTCAGCAAATGCGTCGAAGACGGCCCTGGACGGTTTGAGCGCGGCCGGCCGGAAGTTGGTCGATACCAGCGCGGCAGTGAACCAGGCCACGGCGCGCGAGATCCAGGCGCAGACGGCCGTCACGGCGGCACGCCGCGAAGCCGCCGCCGTGGCGGAACAGTCCGGGCAACGGATTGTTGCGGCGAACGTCGCCGTCAATACGGCCGCAGTGCAAGCCGCCCAGGCACAAGTATCCGCGGCATCGGCAGCGAAGACGCAAGCAGATGGCTTCGCTCGCCTGGCACAGCAGCAGGCAGTCGATACCGGCAAGGCACGATCCCGCGAGCTGATGGAAAGTGTCGAGGCGTCAAATCAGCAGCTGAAGGCGCTCTACGGCACGGCCGCAAAGACGCAGACGGCCGAGCTCGAAAAGGCGGCTGGTGCTACGCGCACCTATGAAGGAGCCCAGGAGCGCGTTCGCGCAGCCAACGACAATGTCACTGGCTCGGTAGATCGGCAGTCGAAGGCGCTGGCCTATCAGCGCGTACAGCTGGGCTACCAGTTGAACGATGTCTTCGTTCAGCTCGCCAGTGGCCAGGGCGTGGTGCGCACGGCGATCCAGCAGGGTCCGCAGATCACGCAGCTGTACGGTGGCCTGGGCGCGACCCTGCGAGCGATCCCGTTGGCGGCGGCTGGGTATGTGACCGGCATTGCTGCGGTCGCAGGCATCACGCTTGCGGCCGTAAACCATCTCAATGAGTTCAATTCGAGGGGCAAAGCCACCGAGAACATGCTGCAGGCGACTGGCCGTGCGGCACAAGTCTCGGCTGGCCAGATCGAGGCAGTCGTCCAGGCCCAGGCTCGCCGTCCTGGGGCGGACGTCACCGAGACCGGCGACGTGGCGCGGTCGTTGCTCGCGAACAGCGCCCTCACTGGTGACTCCGTCCAGCGCACGCTCGCCCTGGCGCGCGACCTTGCCCGCGTCACGGGCACGGATCTGCCGGCTGCAGCGGCGGCTCTCATGCAGGGCCTGGATGGCACCGAGGCCGGCGCCCGCAAGCTCGATGCCGTCTTCAATGCCCTGACGCCGCGCGAGCTTGAGCAGGTCCGCCGCCTCGAAGCGCTGGGCGATCGTGCCGGCGCAGTCGGTGTCGTCCTGGGTGCCTTGGAGCGCAATCTCGCCGGTGCGGCCGAGCGTGGCGCCTCTCCTCTCGACACGGCCACGACGAAGCTGAGGACAGCCTGGAACTCGCTGCTCGGCGCGCTTTCGAACACCGGCGTCATCACGTTCGCGGCCGGCGTGATGCGGCAACTCGCGCTGCCCGTTCTGGCGACCGCCGACGCCATCAATGTCATCAGCCGGTTCGGCGGCGGCTCTTCGTCGCCGGGAGGCAATGCGCCGGATCAGAAGGACATCGATAGCGCGCGCAAGTCCGTCGACTACGAGCGGAGCATCCTGCGTCAGCTACAAGAGGACAAGCGCAAGGCGCACGCCGACGACCAGTGGCAGTACGACCAGGCCATCCTTGCCAGTCAGCGCCGGTTGAAGGATGGCGAGGCATCGCTCAGCCAGCTTGAAGGTCGCGCCGGACAGGTCACCAACAAGGCGGTGACCGACCAGATCAAGGGCTGGGCGACAGCGCTCAACATCCAGGTCAAGGAATCGCTGGCGGCGATAGACAAGATCGACACCGTCGTTGGGCAACGCCAGGCGCTGCAGGATCTGCGCACGCGCGCGGCCACCGTCATCAACAGTGGCGTTGCGACACCGGATCAGGTCGCACAGGCCAGCGAGGCGCTCGCCCAGATCGACGGCAAGCTGCGTGCGCTGCGCACACCTGCGGAAGAACTGAAGCGCCAGCTCGATCTCGGTACGGCACTCTCGCTTATTCCGGCGCATCTGCGGCCGGCGGCCGAGGCCTTCAAGGAAACTCAGCGTCGCGCCCTCGAAATGGGCATGTCGACGGCTGACGCCTTGCGGATGGCCGAACAGGCGCGCGACAATGTCCTACGTGAGCAGTCGACGGCCAGCGGCCAGCAGCTTCAGCTGCTCTCGGCCGAGGCCGAAGGGGCGCTCAAGGTTGCCGAAGCCTACGGCACGTCGCGGGCCGCTGCGCTGCAGGCGGCAGCGGCACAGAAGGCGGCCGCGGCCGAGCTGCAGGGCTCGATCGCATCGGGCACCGCTGGCGAGTTTGCTCAACGTCAGCTTGAGCAGGATGCGGCCAACGCGGTCGTCGCATCGGCCGAGAAGAACGAAGCCTATGCCCGCGAGGTGGCCGGCCTGGAGCGTCTGGTTGCGGCAGAAGGCCAGTCGTCGGTCGCCGCACGGGAGACCGAGCGCGCCAATCGAGTTGCCGCTTATGCGGAGGATCTGCGCGCGCAGGCCGCCGCCAGCGGTAGCGCCATCATCATCGCCGCGGCCGAGCGCCAGATCGCGACCTACGACCGCCTGTCGAAGAAGGCGATGGAAGCCGAAATCCGGCGCGACGCCAATGCGCTGAACCGTCAGTACGATCCGACCATCGCCTACGATCAGGAGATCGCGAAGCTCGGGGAGCTCCAGTCGACCGGGCTGTTGACCCAGCGCACGATCGAAGAGGCAACCCGGGCAGCGGAGCAGCGCCGCCTGGAGGCGAGCCGCAGCGCCACCGACGGCATGATCGCGGGCCTTCGACGCTACGCCGATGAAGCTACGAACGCCGGCTCAGCCGCGGCCGACGGAATGGCGACTGGCCTTCGGTCGATCGAGGACAACCTGGTTCAGCTCGCCACGACCGGGCAGTTCACGTTCGCGAACATGGTCAATTCCATGATCGCGGATTTGGCGCGTCTGACGGCCCGGCAGACCATTACCGGACCGCTCGCGAAGGCGATTGGCGGCATCAACTGGGGAAGTATCTTCAGCGGCGGCGGAAGTGGCAGCGTCCCAGATATCGGCACAGGCACGGGCTACACCTATCACACCGGTGGGCTGATCGGGCCCAGCGGCTCTCGCTCCCGTCAGGTGCCACGCTCTACCTGGATCGACGCGCCGCGCTATCACACCGGTGGGCTGGTCGGCGGTGAACGCGCCATCATCGCCCAGGATAACGAAGAGGTCCTTACGACATCTGACCCACGGCACCGCTGGAACTTTGGTCGTGGGCTGGGCAGCGGCGCCACTGCTGTGTCGGTGAACGTCGACGTCTCGGTGATCAACAACACGAACAGTCAAGTCAGCACGGAACAGGGGGCCGGTTCGGACGGCACGCCGTGGATGAAGATCTTCGTTGACGAGGTGAAGAACCAGATCGCCGGTGACATCACGGGCACGCGTGGCGCGGTTTACCGGTCAATCAAGGGCACCTTCGGCGTCGGAGCTGTGGCGCGCACATGACAGTCTCGCTCTCCTGGCCTGCGACACTACCTTCGCCCACGATGAATGGGTACGGCATCGAGGACAAGCCGCGCATCGCCCGCACGGACATGGATTCTGGCACCGCGCGCCAGCGCCTGACCAGCCGCCAAGCGCCGTCTGATGTTTCGGCTCGCTGGGTGTTTTCTCTGTTCCAGTACGCGATCTTCGAAGCGTGGCTTGAGCACCGTGCGAAGTACGGCGCGAACTGGTTCAACATCACCTACCTGGGTGGCGTTGGTCTCGTCTCTTGCGAAGCGCGCTTCAAAGAAGGCAAGGCGCCAGCGAAGTACCAGAACGGCGCCCTCGTCGTCGTCACGGCCACTTTGGAGGTTCGTGAGCGACCCAAGTTGTCGGACGCGGATCTAACGATCCTGATCAACGAAGCACCCGGACCATTGTTCGCGGCCTTGGACGCTTTCCACACCACCATAGCGTGGCAGCTCTGGCCGAGCGGCGACGACCTGTTTGCGATTCCCGGCGAAGACATGACAGCGCTCCTGTCTGCGTGTGCCTCGTTCCACGTCACCATGACCACCGCCTTCTGAGGACTACAGCATGACCTTGGCCACCGATCTCGCCGCCGCTACCGCCCAAGTCAACGTCGACGCGGCGCTACTCCGCGCCGTTGTACAAGGGCCGGCCGGCGGTGCCGCCTCGCTCGTGACGTTCCCGAACGGATCAGTGGTCAAGACACTGGCGCGCGCTTCTTCCGAGGTGGCTGGGCCGTTCGTCCTCAAGGCCGGTGACACGATGACCGGCCTCCTTCACCTTCGTGATACCAGCGACGGGCAGTTGCTATTCGAAACCGCCGCCGGTGCATTCAAGGCGGGCATCGGCACTAGCGGACTGCTCGCTGGCGCGGCCGACGATCTCCGCATCCGCAGCGACGGCGCCGCCATCCGGATCGGCTTCACGGGCGATGAGTACGCGAAGATCGCCCGCAGCGAGGGGCTCTACCTCCGATCGACCGGCACGTCGGGTCAGCTGCTCCTCACGAATACGGCAGGTGTCTTCGTGGCCGGCCTCGGCACGAATAGCCTGCTCGGCAGTGCCGGCACCGATGCGCTCCGCATCAGGTCCGATGCCTCTGCACCCATAGAGTTCGGCTTCTCTGGTGCTTCGGCCTGGCAGCTCTACACGAGCTACTTCCGCCCGGTTGCCGACAACTCGTCGTCATTGGGCGACGCCTCCCACCGCCTGAGCGTCCTGTATGCGGGCACCGGCACGATCAGCACATCCGACGGCAGGCAGAAGCTCTGGCGCTCCTATCTGCGGGACACGCCGGGCTTGGTCAATGTGGGGCTCATGATCCCGGAGATTCTGGGCTCGTTCCAGTTCCTGCAATCGATCGAAGAGAAGGGTCGCGCGGCCTGGGAGGCTCTGACGCCCGAAGAGCGCGCCGGCAAACCCATGGCGGAGACGATCAATTTTCTCGGCAAAGAACGGGCGCGCATTCACGTCGGCCTCACGGTGCAGGAGCTGGTTGCGCTTTTCGATGTGGTGCGCCAGCAGCATCCAGATCTGCCGACGCCGGCGCAGCTCGGTCTCTACGGCCGTGACGCCGTCAAGACCAGGGTGCCACAGACGGTCACTCGTCAGCGGCCGCTCATGATCGACGAACCCTATACGGACCTCGAATACGAGGATCGCGGGGCGCATCTCGTGTGCCGCGAAGTATCACGCACGCGTCGGGTGGCGGCGCCACCCACCCTGAAACCCGTGTTGAACGCAGACGGCACGCAGAGGCTGGAACAGCGCGGCTTCAAGCCCTCCGGCTTGGTCGACCCGGCAGGCGCGCCTGGCATGGTGCCGAACATGGTGCCGATGATGCGACCGGTGCCGGTAATGGAGCCTTACGAAGACACGATCTACGACGAGGTCGACCTGGGCGAGTATGTGCTGAGCACGCGGTCTGACCAGATCGCCTACCTGTGTATCGGCGCGGCCCATATCGCGCGGAAGGAACTTGAAGCGCGTGTGGCGGTCCTGGAAGCGGCGGCGCCATGATCGTATGGCTGCTGATGGTCGCCGCGTTCTTCGTAGGCGTCCTCGTCAGATGGCGATCGCGTGGCCGATGGGAACGCGGGCTGCGCGACTTCGTGAACGTGCACGGGGACTAAGCGATGCCCGATCCCACCATGTCGGAAGCGATGCGCGAAGCCTATGCCATCGCGCCGTCGAGCCGCTTCGTTGTCGATACGCTGGAGATCCGGCATCCGAACTTCATCGACGATGATGGCCATGCGGATTCCATCTGGCTCACGACCGATGGGAAGGACGTGACGGCACGCCTCGAAGCGTCTGCAGCCGTCAAGCCGCTACAAGAGGTGGTCTTTCGGTCGTTCGGGTTCCGCTTCAAGTTGGCACGTATAGAGCCAGGCACCGGCGCCGAGCTTGAGCTGCTGGTCGACAATGTCGATCGGCGTATCGCCCAGAACATCAATCGGGCGTCCAAGGGATTCGTCAAGACGATGATGTGCTATCGCGCCTTCATGTCCGACGACCTGGAAGCGCCCTCCATGACGCCCAGGTCGTTCGTGCTTTCGGACTGCAGTGCCAACTCGCTGACGGTGACAGCCAAGGCTCGTGTTGCGATTGACCTCCTGGGAGCATTCCCGCGCTACCTCTACACCGCCAACGAGTATGCGGGGCTGATCGGCTTATGAGTGACTGGCACTGGACCGAGCAGTATCTCGGGTTGCCTTATGCCCAGGGCGGTGATGGTCCAGCTGGCTACAATTGCTGGGGCTTCTTCCGCTTCGTGCAGAAGGACCATTTCGGGATCCTGGTTCCGGAGATCTCAGAACCGGAGAACTTGCCTCGTCTCCTGCGGAAAGTTCCCGCCGCGGCGGCCGAGCTTGGATGGGAGCAGACCACGGCTCCGCGATCGGGTGACGCCGCTCTGATGGCGCACCACACCCATCCGAGCCACTGCGGCATCTACGTCGACGACGTGGCCGGAGGCGCCATCCTGCATTGCGTCAGCGGCCCTGGCTCTGTGCTGCACTCACTGCGGCATCTCGCGGTCGCGGACTGGCGGATCGTCAAGTTCTATCGTCCGGTCGACATGCCGATCGGCAGTTTGGTGGTGCCAGGCCATGGCTAAGGTCGTCCATTTCGACAATCCCTTCGAGCCGATCTTCCAGCGCCGGACGTACGAGCATCGCAGGCCCACGACGGTGCAGCGGCTCCTGAAGCAACGGCTAGAGCTCCGCCGGCATACGTCGGTGCGGCGCATCCGGGAGCGCGGCAATCGGCGGGTTCGGGATTTCGTCCGGCCGACTGTCTGCCAGATCAATGGCCGGCCGCTGCTGCGGAAAGACTGGAGCCGCACCGTCGTCGGACCGGCAGACGTCGTGTCGTTCCACGAGCTCGTCGAGGGTGGCGGAAACGGCGGCAAGAACCCGCTGGGGATTGTCCTGGCTGTGGCGGTCGCGATCGCCGTGCCTTTCATCGGCGCCTGGTTAGGTCCAATGGTGGCGCTCGCTGCCGGCGTGTCGCAAGCCGTAGGTATCGCCCTCGCGACGGCGGCGGCGAGCATTGTGCTGGGAGCAGCGGCCTCCGGAATCATGTCCCTGTTCAGTGGGCCACCACCGTCGCCCTATGAAGGCGGCTACCAGAGCGCCACCCTGGCACCGTCGGGCACCATGCAGAGCTCGCCGACCTATTCGCTGGGCGCCCAGGGCAACTCTGCCCGCCTGGGGCAGCCGATCCCCGAGCTGACCGGCCGGCATCAGGTCTATCCCGACTTCGCCATGCTGCCCTACAGCCGCTACGTCGATAACGAGCAGTACGTGCACTCGTGTCTCGTCGTGTCACGTGGCTTCGTCGATATCGAAGCTCCGAAGATCGGCGATACGCCAGTCTCGTCCTTCGAAGAGATCGTGTGGGAGAAGGTCGAACCTGGTGCATCGGGCGATCCGAGCATCTGTGATCCACGCTGGCTGCCTTGCCGCGACCTGGCGACGGTGCTGCTTCCGCCGTCGGGTGAGGGTTCGCCCTGGAAAGGACCCTTCGCGTCGAACCCGCCGAACACGATCGTCGACCTGTTCGAGGTCGACTTCGTCACCCCTGGCGGTCTCTTCAAGTACAACAGCAGCGGCGGCTTCGATTCGCGCTCGGTCGTCGTCGAGATCGAAGCCCAGAAGATAGCGGCCGATGGGACCCCCATCGACGGTGTCTGGTCGCTGATCGATACCGTGACCATCACGGAGGCGACGCAGACGGAACAGCGTCGGACCTACACGAAGTACTTCCCGACGCCCGGCCGATGGCAGGTGCGCTGCCGGAGGACGAACGCCAAGGATACGGACGCCAATGCGCGCAACGACGTGCAGTGGGTCGGTCTCCGGGGGCGGTTGACTTCAGAACGCCGGTTCGACGGTGTGACCACGATGCGCGTGCGGATGAAGGCCACGGGCGATCTGAACAACCAGACGTCGCGGCAGGTCAATGTGATTGCGACCCGCAAGCTGCCGACCTGGGATTTCGAGCTCGGCCGAATGACGGACTCGCTCGTGGCCACTCGATGCCCCTGCGATGCCTTCGCTCACATCGCCCGGACCTGGGTGCCCGACGAGAATATCGATCTGGCGGGTATCTACGCGCACAAGGCGGCCTTCGCTGCCGACGGCTGGACCTTCGACTACGTCTGGGACCAGGCTGGCCTGCCCGCGCGCGAAGCTCTGATGCGCGTCGCCCGAGCGGTGGTTGGTGTGGAAGTGGAACAGGGCAGCAAGGTCTGCCTGATCCTCGATCGACCGAACTCGGCGCCGGCGATGGCGTTCACGCCTCGCAACATCCGCCTGGGCACCTTCAACATCAAATGGAAGCTGCCGGACGACACGACCGCCGACGGCGTGAGCGGCAGCTATGTCGACGTCAACACGTGGAAGCCGATTACAGTTGTGGTCGCCAACGACGACTCGCCGCAGCGGAACGTGGTGAAGATTGGTACCGAGGGCATCACGAATCGGCAGCAGCTGCGCGCGGTCCTCTACAACAGGCATCGTGGGAACCAGCTGCGCCGCAGTGCTGTGTCCTGGGGCACCGACACCGAGGGCTTGACGCTCCTCTATGGTGACTCGGTCGCCCTCACGCACGACATGCCGGCATGGGGGCAATCCGCGGAAGTGCTCGCCTGGAGTCCGGTGGCACGCACCATGATCTTGAGCGATGCGCTCTCGTTCGAGCCTGGCGCAACGCACTATGTCGCCATTCGTGACAGCCAGGGCATGGCAATCGGCCCGTTCGTGGCGACCAATGGCGGCGAGCGGAAGCTGGTGATTGGCCCCGGCGATCTGCCGCCCATCCTTACCGGCGGTGATGCCGAGCGGACTTTCATCCAGTTCGGCAAAGGCGAGGAGTATGCGGCCCGGCTGAAGGTCATCCTCCTTGATCCGCAGGACGACAAGCGATGCGATGTCATCGCCTGCGACGACGATCCCGGCATGTACGAGCCGCTGCCGGAAGAAGCGGAGGAACCACCGCCTGTAGGAGCGCCTGTCGATCCGCTCGACATTCATGTCTCCGTCAACACGTCGATACTGAATCTGCGGTCTCGGGCGAATGCTCATGGCTGGTCAGGCAACCCGGCCCAGGCCGTTACGATCACGATCGATCCTGGCGTGCATGTCGTGTCGGTGGTGCGCGGCACGTGGCCGGCCGGCTACCAGCCCACGCTCATCAATAAGGGGACGATCTCGGGCACCGATGGTGCCCCTGGTGCAGGTGGCCTCGGCGGCAGCGGTGCGCCAGGCGGCTTGATGGCCTTCAGTGGAAGCCCTGGCGGCGCCGGTGGTCCGGCGCTCGACGCCGGGTCGGGGCCGCTCAAGCTCGACAACAGCGATGGCGTCATCCGCGGCGGGCGCGGTGGCGGTGGCGGTGGCGGTGGTGGCGGCGGCTCCTATCACGAGACGATGGAGATGAGCGGCGACATGCCGATCATGGTCGGTCATCCCATGGACGGCGGCGTGGGCGGCGTTGGCAATGGTGGCGCCGGGGCCGCGGGCATGACGGACGGCACTGCGACTGGTGGTACCGGCGGCACAGGTGGTGCGCTGGGTGCCTACGCCGGCACGGGTGGCACAGGTGGCACCGGCAACGGCGGCAGCGGAGGGAGCTCGAACTACGGTGGCGCCAACGGTGGCGCAGGCGGGCCGGGCGGCGCAGCCGTGGCGGGGAACGCCAACATCACCTGGCTCGGCACCACCGGCACAATCATTGGAGCGGTCCTATGAGGGCACTGATCGCCGGCGCACCCTGGCGCGGTGCTATGACGGCGCTCGATCGACGCTGCATCCTCGCTCTCGAAGCCATCCAGCTTGGCCCTGCGACCCGCGCCGCCGCGGTTTCGGCCGCGCTTCATATGAGGATGACGAAGGGCCAGCCAATCACCAGCCGTGAGCGCCACGCCCTTTACGCGATTGCCTATCGGTTCCGCGGCCAACTGTCGGCCGAGCTACTCGCCGAAGTCACATCATCGCTTGCCGGCGCTGCGGCGGCCGTCGCGTTGCTGCGCATGGAACGATCGGCGGACTATCCGCAGGCCCGGCAGCCGAGACCGGCGGTCCGTGCGGTGCGCAATCTTGGAGCTCCGCCGGCGCCGGCAGCCAATCCCCTCGATGGGATCTTCAGCCAAACAGGAGCTTGCTCATGAGCCACGCTCTCTCCGAAGTCTTTGCGACCTACGCTGGATCCAGCGGCGAGCGCACGCAGGCGCTGTATGATCGCCTGGAGGCTCTGGGCGACATTGGAACCATCGCAGTCAATCTCATGCGATCGCAGAAGACGTCGTCCAGGGCGAAGGTCTACCGGCGTCGCAGCAGTCGCGGCGCGGCCTACGACACCAAGCAGTGGGCGATGGACAATCTCTGTCGCGCACTCCAAAGCGGTGCCGGCGGCGACGAGATCACGAGCTGGGGTTGGGGTATCGACGACAAGCAGCCGGTTCATCGCCATGTGCTCTATGTCGACTTGCCGACAGGCCAGGTCTCTTTCCACACTCAATACCGCGGAGCCGGCCCGGGCTACTCCGGAGCATGGGACGGCATCGAGGGGCAGAGCGCCGATCGCATCCTTCGCTGGTGTGCCAGGATCCTCGACACAGCGACGTCGCCGGTGGCTGCATGACGGCTTCGGCCGAGCTGGTTGCCCTCGCGCCTAAAGGCGGTTTTCGGGTTGTCTACGCGGATCCGCCGTGGAAGTACGCTACGCGCGGCAAGCAGACAGCCGGCGAGTCACGGCTGCCCGATCGGCACTATCGGACCATGACGATCAAGGACATCTGCGGGATGCCAGTTGGCGATCTCGCTGCCAATAGTGCCTGGCTCTTCATGTGGACGACCTGGCCGCATCTGGTCCAGGCCCTGCAAGTGATGGCGGCCTGGGGGTTCGAGTATTCGAGTGTCGGCTTCACCTGGATCAAGCTCAGGCGGACGCACCAGGGAGAGCTGATCACCCGGCGCAGCATTCACATGACGACCGGCTACACCACGAGGAAGAACACCGAGCCCTGTTTGCTCGGCCGTCGGGGCAGCCCAAAGCGCCTGCGAGCTGATATCCAGGAGGCGATCTTCGCGCCGGTGCGCGAGCACAGCCGCAAGCCCGACGAGGCGGCCGAGCGCATCGTGCGCTACGCCCCAGGGCCGCGCGTCGAGCTTTTCGCCCGAGAGATGCGGCCGGGCTTCGTTCCCTGGGGCAACGAGGTCAATAAGTTCAGCCAGCCGGGCGACGCGCCGGTGGCTCGTATGGAAGGCCGCTCCAGCTGCGCGGCAGTTTCACCTTAGCGATGTATCGGCGGAAGATGGCCGACAGCAGCTCGGGTTCGTCGGGGGCCTTGGCCATCCGCAGCAGCTCGGCATCCGTCGCTTCGGTCGTGCTGGCCATGAACACCATCAGGCGGGCGGCCAGCAGCGCCACGATCGAGCGAGGTTCTGCGCCGATCGGCAGGTCCGGATTGGCGGCGATTCGCCGGCAGAGCTCGTCGACCTGCTTGTTCAGGTCGAAATCCAGGATTGTGCCCTGGACATTGATTGTGAAGGAGGACCGGTTCTTCCGGACGTACCGGTCGATCGCATCGCCGGCTCGAGTCGCATCGATGACGTATTCCATTTGCCCTTTCCGATGATCAGCTGCTGAACTGGCCTGTAGGCTAGGCTATGCTCCCGTCCAAATTCCACTCCAGCCAAGGATCTCACGATGATGCGGTCGCCTCGCCAGCCCGTCGATCTGGGGCTTGAGATAAAGAAGTTGGACTTCGAACCGCTCCCGTATTTCAACTGCTCGCGGCAGATCCGGTGGCGTCGGCTGGCCGGGCGCACCTCCGTCAGCGAAGGGGAGCTGGCGAAAGCCTCGGAGCAGGTCCAGCTCCCGGAGCCTATAGCCGACGAAATCACGACCTTCTTGCGACGCCGTCCAGAGGGCTGGTCGGTTGAGATCGACCTCGACCCTACCGATCCCTACAAGATCGTCATGTGGGCGCTCCCGCCGGACAAATGAGCAACGTCGACAGGAGAGCAGCCCAGTCGGAGATCTTCGAAGACTACGGGATCTTCTACCAGTTCCTACGGGGCCAGAAGGCACGTCTTGATTTCCTGGTGGTCCGCGTGGCCGGCCTGCGGCGGGTCGACGACAGAGACGAGCCGATCTACTCGCGATGGGTCAGCGGCAAACCCGATTGGGACTGCACAGATCCGGCCGAGGCCGATGTCCTCCTGGAGGGCCTGATCAAGTTCGACGGCGAGTCCAGCTGGGATGTCACCGCTGAAGAGGTGAATTTCGGCAACCTGGATGAAGCACTCGGCTGGGGCCGGCTGATGCAGCGTATGTACGAGATTGCCGCGTCGCAGATCGATGGGTTCGACGTCGAGTGCAACGGCATGACCAGGCCGTCGTCGTCGTCGCCCGCTGGCCGGCCTGTTCCCTCCAATTGA